TGATGAACTGCCTCTCTACACTAAAGCCCACGCCAGTGCCACAGAGGAGGATAAACATAGCCTCATCGAAGGACTTAAGGTCATCTACGGGTAAGAAGCTACAGTTATACATACAGGTGTTGTCACGTTCTGCTGCTGCACCTGCTGTCATTAAGCTACGCATAGAAGGCATTACTTCTAGGCCCAAGATAGCTTGTTCTAGTTTATACTTTGTCTCAGGGTCAACTAAGTCACGTATGATATTTACTGAGTAGCGTGTTACTGTATCATCCCATGACTCACGTCCTGTGCCTTCATGGTACTTAGCATACCGTGACTTGTGAATAAATGATTGGTAGTCTGTTGGTAGGTGGTTGTTGTTCATTTCTCTCTGACCTCTATATTCTCTATAATTAAGCCATCTACATCGTATAGTAAGGCTCTTATAACATCTGCAACTGCAACTTCATTTAATCCATCTATAGGTAGAAAGTTCTCCTCTGGATCAACTTTAACTGATACACTAATATGGAACTTCATAGTATTACCTTTTATCTCCGCTGCCCTTAATAACACCTCGTTTAGCACGATCCTTTAGTTTAGACATGTTGATCTCCATTAGTTGCTGTAGATTACTGTCAAAGTAATTAGATATTGAGGTAGTGTAGAACAGAATATCTCCGCACTCATAAAGGATATCTTTTCTATCAAAAGTATTATCTCTTAGCATGCGCTTCATCTTACCGTGTAGCTCGCCTACTTCTTCACAAAGACCTAGTAGGTTTTCCATTAACCTATCTTCTGGTTTTGTTACTATCATACTCTCTACAAACTCTGAGTACTCTAGGGGGCTTACTGGCTCAGCGGTGAAACCATCTATGTCATCCTGTGTAATCATTTATGTACCTCGTTCATAGTTTCTAGCATTTTATTTAAGTAGTACTGAGCCTTCTGCATATCTTCCACGGGCTTGTTCTTATACCTGTACCTGTGTTGATACTTAATCATATTACCCTGACAATAAGCTATGAAACCCTCATTACCTAGTACCTGCTTGATGTAATCAATACACTCTACGCCACCACCAAGATTGTAGTGCGCTGGTCTATTTACAGGATCATAGGTGGTGTTCTCTTCTAAGTCATCCATATTAGCAGTCCCCTTTTGTCTTAGTCCACCTGTCTATTGTATAAACGTTGCCGACTTTAGTTATGTTCTCTTTCTTATCCTCTAGTCCATCAACTATGTCAAGACCCATAAGCTCATTTCTTCGCATTTCTACAAGGTCATACACTTCAGGGTAATCATCTGATACGGAAAGAAAAGCTGTCATAAGTGTTAATATGTCTACCATGTTAGCCATAACATCTAAAGGTACATCACCATCTGAGTTCATAACCATGTTAGTTTTTATCTCACCCTCCCAGCCTTCTTCACTCTCCCAATCAACAGCTTGGATAATTAAAGCAACCTCACCTGGAGCTATGATTAGTGCTTCTTTGCCTTTCTTAGGTCTGTCACCCATTAACTTTTCCTCTTTACTTTAAGGGGTATTCTATCTGCTAGTATAGGCTTACCTCTTTCTTTAAGCCACTCTTTAGGAATAACTCTATGAGACCATAGTATGTTATTTTTGTCACACCACTCAAAGTATCTAGACTTAGCACCCTTGTACAGCTTACCCTTAGCATTGCTGAACACGAATCGTATGTCTAGCTCTGGGTGTTGCTTCTGTATCTCTAGGTGTTTTCGTCTGTCATCACTATCAAAGATACCCTTTGACTCTATTATGATGCCGTTGTCTAGTACAAAGTCAGGCGTATAGGTTCTATATCTTAAGTCTTCCCACTCAATCTTTAGAGCCTCGTACCTAACTTTCTTCTGGTTTTCTTTGAGTACCGCAGCAATATCTTTCTCTAAACCGCTGCGGTATCTTCCTTTATTGTGGAACTTCAATGTGTACGTAGTCTACCATTGGTGGTTCCTTAGCCTTAGACATTACAGCGGGAAGAGTCTGTAACTGAGGCCAGCAACGTTGTTTGTAATCACAAAAGCCACAGGCCCTACTAAGCTTTATGTTACCCGTAGGCTTCTTATAGAAGGTCTCAGGCTCTGCCTCAAAGCAACGCTTGAAAGGTTTGTCTTCGTCAATGTAAGCTACAGTAGCCTTCATCTCATCTAAGACTTTCTCTTTGTCTACGTTAGCTGCAGAGACATACTTGAAGTCACCTGTACCTTTATTGATTGCCCACCATCCACCTACAGGAGCGCCTTCTGCTTCTGCATAGCCTACAAGCTGTGGAATGTAACCAAACCCATCACCAGAGTTGAGTGCTTCAAAGCTGGCAAACTTGTTAGTGTAGGACCAAGGAGAGGTAGACTTAACGTCATCTACCTTACCGTCTAGCTTCATGTCGTACTCGCCATGGATCTTACGCCCATCTAAGTCAAGCGTAACCTTTGCATTGTCCTCAAAGTCAACGTCAGCACCACGTAGTAAGCCTTTAAACACAGCCTCTACAATGTCACCAATCATCATCATCATTAAAAAGCGTGGCGGGAATGCTGTCTTGTACTCTGGCTCATTCTTATCAAACCAAAGCTGACAAGTAGGACGCCCAATGTTGGACATCCTTAATCTAAATGCATCCCTTGGACCGCCGTTGAACTGCTTATTCATAGCATCTCCAACATCAGACATAACCTTATCAATTATGCTTTGATCCATCCCCTTTTTACCAGCAAGAACAGAGTTCATGTAGCTGTGAAGAGATAGCTCTGCAGGATGCTCCATTACTCAAACTCCTCTACGTCAACAATAGAAGCAATGATCTCCTTTTCATAATCATCTACGTCCTGACGATTGTTTTCATCCCACTTAGATAGGATGCCACTATTAGTAACTTCAACAAACTCTAAGAAGTCCTTGAGGATTTCATTGTCACCCTCTTGTACATCTACGAGATCAGGTGCGCTGAACGTGTAGGACGCATACTGGTTGCCATTAGGTAAGTCATGTATACCTGCGCCTAGAGTTACGTTGTACTGGATAGGCAGCTTGTTCTTACGTGCTGTAGTAGAGATGTAGCCATTCAATGCTTTGACGCTAAGCTTGTTCTTAACGTCTGTAACGAATGGCATATTAACGTAGTCACCTGTGATACTCTTACCATCTGCATCTGTAGCATCATCAAGAGTAATGAGACCAAAGACAACCATAGTACGGCTGATAGAACGAATAAGGTTCTTTGTAGTCTCTGATGTTGCATCCCAATCTTTGATGTAACCTGGACGCCCTAAGTTAAAGCCACCCTTAGTATCCTTGAAGTCACCCTTAAGATCAGTAGCCATTACTGTCTTGTTCATGGCGTTCAACTCACTGTCAAACTGTGTCCACTGCTGGCGGATGGCAAAGATACGGATCTTAGGGTTCTCTGAATAGATTGCTGTGTCTTCATCTAAGGTCAGCTTGTAAGCACCTACAGGCATTACCTCTGTCTTGATTTTCTTACCAGCTACTTCCATCAGCCCCATAGCTGCTTGGTGTACCTGTGTCAGCCGTGCTAGGGATGACTTAGAAGATGAGCTACCTGTATTAGCTACGCCCATCATTTCTGCTAGGGACTGCCCTGATTCATTTGCTACTGTTAGTTGTGTACTCATAGTTTTTCTACCTTTTTATCTATGCTAGGAAAGTTAGTTATACATTAAACGTCAACTGTGTCAAGCCAGTTAATGCCTATCTTTGCTTCTAATAGTAGAGGGACATTCATAGTCACACCGTATGCCTTCTCTACTAGATCGTTTAAGTCTTCATTCAAGTCGTTAATTATCTGTATTACTTGAACTTCTTCGTCTGGGTGTATGTCAATTACTGTTGAGTCATGCACTGTATTTACTAGACAAGAATGCAACGGTTTTAATCTATCTTCTAATTCATTCAGGACTACAGGAACTACGTCACCTGTTGCAAAGCCCTGCACTGGATAGTTCTTAATCATAGTGAAGAATGTAGGTGTACCGTTAGCTCTCCTAGTAATGCCAGGAAAAGCGTACTGCCTACCTGACACGTTAGTAATCTTCTCTAGACGTATAGCCTCGTTGCCTAGATTCTTGTGCCACTTAGCTATGCCCTTGTATTTGTTGATAAACTCTTCATAGTAAGCAGCTTCTGCTTTACTTCTGCCATATCCACTGGCCCCGAACAGGGGAGCGAAGGTGTGCTCCTTCCCTTCTTGACGGGTAGTAGGCTGACCAGCATCAGAGATAACCTTGGCAGTGTAGCTGTGTACATCAAAGCCTGTAGCAATCTCTTCCATAGCTGTCTCATCCTGTGCTAGGAAAGCTGCTGTTCTAAACTCAAGCTGAGCAAAGTCTGCCTCACAAATCAGACCGCCATCCCAACGAGATATAAACACACGCTTTACTGGAAATGTCCCTCCTCTTGGCATGTTTTGCATGTTAGGGTTTCTACCACTGAACCTACCTGTGGCAGTGATGTGTTGGGTAAGACTGACGTGTAGATAGGAGTCACCCCTGGTATAGTCTGAGATACCTTCCACAAAGGAACTAAGGTAGGAACTAACAGCAGATAACCTACGTAGATCACCAAGGAAACTGACAGCATAATCCAAGCCCCTCGTTTTAGCATTCGATATGAGAACATCTAATCTATCCTTTCCTGTTCCAAAACCATTTGCACTAACCCAAGCCTTGTTAGGTGGGAAGAACCCCAGCCCTGCAAGCTTGTCTAGCTTCTTTAGTTGGTAGCCTCTAGCACTGCAATCTTTACAGTTGTTAGGCTTAGAGTAAGGCGAACCATCTTTCTTCTGCTTGAACGTCTTGCCCTTACCCTTGCAAATAGGGCAGGTAAAAGCTTTGGTCTTGTATGTACGCTCTGTATTTTTAGTTACTACTTCTTTGAACTCAGCCTTATTGTTTACATAATCAAACAAGTCAACCCAAGTTTTCTTCTCATTGAGAGTGCAACTGTATACTACAGATGACATCTGCTCTGGTGAGTTGAGGTTTACTGGTGTATCTCCCATAAGCATACGTACTTGTTTTGTAAGCCTCTCTTCTATAGCTATCTTCTCTTCTTCAAACTCTTTACGTACTAATTCTAAGGCGGGTTTATCCACCCTGACTCCCGACATGTACATTCTTGTAAGGGTTTTACAGGTTCTGAAGGTAACGTTTTTGACTCGTAGTAGGGAGTCGGACTCAGGCTTGGCGTAGTCGGCTTCGATTGCGAAGAACAACTCACGAGTAACGTCAAGGTCACGCCGCAAATAAAAGCTAAGCTCATCAAGAGGTATTTCATTTGTGTTATACCCTTTCTTAAAGTACTCCTTTAAAGTATCATCTTTCTGGAAGTTTAGTTCACGGCGCT